AATCTCCGAACGGAGAAAAAGTTATTGACAAATCTCCGAACGGAGAATACAATGGTTATAAGATTAAATACTTAATCAAGAACAGCATAACACATGTAAATAAAAAAGAAAAGAGGAGGCGAAGAATTGCGACACGGAAAAAAGCCGACAAGGGCGCAAAAAATCAGGCTTGGTCAGATGGGACTCAGTCCTGAGAATTGGCTCGTCATCCGCCAGAAGCAGAACGGAGAGCTTGTTATTATTCATAAACACAGTAATCGAGTGAGGGTTATATCTCCACTTGGATAAACGAGAATCGGAAGGAGAAGCAGCATGAGAAAGATGAAGAAGATTAACGGTTTTTTAGTAGTGAAGTTTAACTCCCGGGAGCTCCGGGAATGGGGCGACATGGGCCTTGGAAATTTTGGCATTATTGATGCCGAGGTATATACTGGCAAACTCGAAATAGATCGTGGTGCTATGGAGTACGACAATATTGAGACTATTGAGGAAGCCGTCGAGATGGCCCGGGGCCTCAATGCAGAGGAAGACTATACCACACAGCCCTCGACCTATGCAATTGTTGAAGAGGTCGTGAATGATGTTGTTGAGCGTGTAGAGGTCGATCCTCAGTTCATGATCGACAGATGGAGAAAGAGTCTCAAAGAGCAGATCAAGAGCCCATACTATCCCGGCATCAATCCGAACACGGCCCGTCATGAGCTCTACGGATTCATGGTTGCCCTCTCCGAGCTCGGCCTTCTGGATGCAGATGAGTGTCTCGTTTTTCCGAACGCCTTCGGCCCGGAGGAGCTTCCGCTTAATCATGAACCCGGAGAGCTGCTCTCTTACATATGTGACGAAATTTGCAAGGAGCGAATCCCCGGGCGTACACAAGAGGAGCTCGACGAGATTTGTGCGAAATGTGACGTCAATCGACGAATCGATCCCTTTACTTCTCAAGTAACTAACTGTAAAGAGATGCGGACAGGTACGGCCTTCGTTAGTAATCAGGGGATTATGAAATTCGGGACACTCTACATGGACTATAGACTCGTAAAGTATGTCGGCGAGAAGGTAGGGATCAAGTGGGACATCGACGACGTAACGAAGCTCTATGTATACACCCGGGACGGTCGAAAAATATGTGAGGCGGTTTCCGCCGAGCTGCTCACGATTGCCCCGAAGGTCTCACAGGAAACCATCGAGACAAAGCAGCTAAAAGGAAGCTCACTTCTTCAGTTATTAAATGATTGGAGTGAGGCAAACATGGGACCGCTCGGACAAATGGAAATCATTTTCAGGAGCTTTTTGGCGCAGGAATATAAAAAGCTAGAGGCTTACTCTTCCTTTTCCGCTTCCACTTTTACTACCTCGGGGTCATAACCAAATGTTTTTTTTAATGCCAATTCCATTGTAGATAAAGCTCGAAAATAAGCTTCATTTACGGAATGGTTTACCAGTTTCAAGACTTCCGGGTCAATGTATTCGCAGTATTGGGATGCACATTTTTTGACTTCATTTTCAAGCTTATGTGCCTCCGTTATACTGAAATGTCCAATATTAATTGAAAGATCGGTAAGGAATTGCCATTCATTCATTATAGTATCTATTTTATGACAATTATACTGCATAGACAAAGAACAGTAAATGAGAAAGGAGGATATCCGATGACGAATCTCACACCATTTGGCAAGCTCGTTGTCAAGGCACTTATCGACAAAGATATGACAAAGACTGAGCTCGCTTTTCAAGTTGGCACATCACCGCAATATTTAAGCTATATCCTTTTCGGCATCCGTTCCGGGAAAAAATATATTCCGAAGATCATCGAAGTCCTCGGTTTAGACCCGGCCCGTGTTGAACGATACATAGCATAATGGAGAGGAGGGGCGCAGATTGTCAGAAATATTTATAACACTGGAAGAAGCAGCGACACTTGAAGACATTAAATATAATACACTTGTTCAACGTATTAAAAGGAATCCTGACGGATTCAGGACAAAAACGCAGTCTCGTGAAGGCGGCGGAAAGGATCAGGTCATGGTCGCGGTCTCGTCTCTCACACCGAAGGCAAAAAGAGCACACAAGGCCGCACAAAAGATAGATGGAGGCGATGCAATCATAGAGCAGAGAGTAAATACGACGCCGTGGTATGTGGACGTTGATCTGAATTGGTATATAGAGACACACAAGAAGCAATATTACGAGGCGGTAGAGCTTGCAAAACAGGTACAGCAGTTTGTCGAACATGATGAGACAGAGCGCACAGCTTACGCCGACGAAACGGCCCTGAAGCTCGGGGTCAGTCAGCGAACGCTCTATCGCTACGCTGAGAGTCTCCTCGAGGCGAACGCATGGGCCTTGAAGATGGAGAAGGAGGAGGGCAAAAACTACGAGTATTTTAGAGCCCTCTCCCTTTGCAGAAAGCCGAGGGATTCGCACACATTCCCTTCTGTCACCGACGAACAGCGGGCGCTCATTGAAAATATATGGTTCGACGAACGTTTTGCCCGTAACCTCGGGACGGTCGAAATGCTCTACACGAAATTCACGGCGGTTGCCAGTGAAAGGGAATGGCCGAGTTGTCCTTCCTATTCCACGGTCGCCCGGTATGTCTCTTACCTCATGAACGATCTACGAGGTGAGAGCGCGAGGTTCTACGCAGCGAACGGTTCCCGGGAATGGAAGAATCAGCGGATGATTAAAGGCAAGAGGAACGTCTCGGCGCTTCAGGTCATGGAGTTCGTACAGGGCGACGAGCACACCTTCGATTGTTGGGTTCAGGTTACTCACTCGAACGGCAAGATCGCCGCCGTCAGGCCGAAGCTCGTCGCATGGCTCGACACCCGTTCACGCTGCATCCTCGGCGACGTCATGTGTATCGACGCGAACGCGCAAACGCTGAAGGAATCCCTCGTCAAGATGCTCTACTCAACGCCGGGCGGCGTGCCGAAGCACTTGCACATTGACAACGGCAAGGACTATACCGCCGAGACGAACCTCGGGCAGAGCCGCAAGGTAAGAGCTTGCAAGGAACTCGAGTTCGACAGTGAGACAAGGGGCTTCTATCGGTCAATCGGAATTGAGGAATGGAGCCGTTCACTCCCCTATCAGCCGTGGGGAAAGGGTCAGATTGAGAGGTTTTTCGGGACGGTCTGCTCCCTGTTTACAAAGTGGATGGACAGCTACGTCGGGACGCTCACCGGGTCGAAGACCTCGGCGAAGCGCAAAAAGGACGTGAAGCAGATGCTCGAGCGCGGGGAGCTGCTCACGATGGAGGAGTTCTACGACCTTTGGACGCGCTGGAAAAATGAGGTCTACCACAAGCGGGAGCATGACGGCCTTAAGAAAGACCGGGAGAAATGGATCACGCCGATCGAGCTCTTCCAACACGGGCAGCGCTATGAGAAGGCCGCTCCGCCCCGGGAGTATGCGGCGATGCTGCTCATGAAGGCGGACACAGCCCTCGTCAGGAATCAGGGCATCATGAAATTCGGCACGCTTTACACGGACTACGAGCTCGCGAAGTACGTCGGCGAGAAGGTGGGGATCAAGTGGGACATCGACGACGTGACGAAGCTCTACGTCTACACCCGGGACGGGCGGAAGATATGCGAGGCGGTCTCTGCCGAGCTGCTTATGATTGCCCCGAAGATGTCACAGGAGGCCCTCGAGAAGCATCTCCGCAATCAGAAGCGGCAACAAAAGGAAGTCCGGGAGACCCTCGAAGAGTTCCGCCGCCCCTACGAGCTTCGGCTTGAGGAGGGGGACGGGAAGGCCCGGGCGGTCGGAGCGCTCGACCTTACAATCAGATCGGAGCGCAGCCAGACGCCGAAGGTCATCACACTCCCCAACGACAAGGAGTTCCGGGGAGAGGCCGAGGCAAAGCGGAAGGCATCCGCGAAGGCCGGAGGCGATTCGGAGTTTATCACCGCGAAAGCGGAAGCGGCCCTCTCAAAGCTGAGAGGAATCGGATAAGGAGGTTTTACAGATGGAAGCAACAGCAGCAGTTTATACAGGTGAAGAAAGAACGATCGCAGATCGCGTGAATAACTACCTTGCCGCCACAAAAGGCAGCATCGCGGGAATTGCCCGTGAGACCAACTACTCGAGGCCGACGATCTCCCGTTATCTCTCGGGCAAGTACGACAGTGACACAACCGATCTCGAGCGGAAACTCGCCGAGTTTCTTCGGGATCACGGAGAAGAACTCGACGCCAGTGATTCCGGGGAAGCTCCCCGGAAATTCCTGAAGAAACGGACGGACATTTTCGAGAGCCGGGATATGAAAAAGGTTATCGGAGTATGCAGCGCGGCACAGGAGGACATCGGACTCGGCATCGTTGTCGCAAAAAGCGGATTTGGCAAGACCTACGCACTCAAGTATTACGCAAAGATGCCCCGGGTTGCCTATGTGGAATGTGACGATACGATGAGTAGCCGTGATCTCGTGGAGGCGATTGAGCGGGCGCTCGGAATCCCCTCCTCCTATGGCACAATCTGGAAACGGGTCAACGGCATCCGAGAGTTTTGCAACGTCAACAAGGGCTATCTCATTATCATCGACGAGGCCGATAAGCTCATCAGCAAATACACCCAAAAGAAGATGGAGATTCTTCGCGGAATCTTCGATCAGGCAGACGTCGGTCTCGTGATCGCCGGGGAGCTTCGCCTTGAAGCGCAGATCAAGACATACCTCAACCGATTCGCAAACCGGGTCGATTTTTACGCCTCCCTGAAGGGGCTCTCGGGCGCAGAGGTCGAGAGCTACCTCGAAGGATACGACATCGACAGGGAGGCACTCGAGGAGCTCAAGGCCCGGGCGTGTAACAGCCAGACGGGATGTTTCAGGCTCTTCGACCGTACGCTGAATAATATCATCCGGATTTTAAACGCGGACGGCGAGACAACGATCACACTCAAGGTTATCGCTCAGGCGTCAGATATGATGATGCTCTAACGGACAGGAGGCCGAAGTAATGAAAATGACAAAACAGCGGCTTATGGGCTTCGCCCTTGTTGCGATCTCTATTCTCCTGCTGCTTCTGGCCTCCACAGGTGAGACGCTGGAAGAGCGGGACGCGACCGCCGTGCTTATTATCATCCTACCCCTTGGATTGTACATGACAGTAACAAAGAATTACATGCTCTATGACGGGGAAGAGCCTGTCATAGAGGAAGAAAACGAATAGACAGAAAGGAGTTACAAGTTATGGCAGGAAGAAAACGAATTATAGAGGCTCCCGTCTTTAAGACGTGGGAGGAAGTGGATGCCGCGCTCAAGGAGATCGCCGAGGAAGAAATCGCGATCGCCGACATAGAGGGTGAAATGAACAAGCAAATAAACGGAATCAAAATCACAGCGGCGCAGGAAGCAAAACCCCATCATGACAGAATCAGCTCTCTTGAGAAGGACATTAAGCAGTTCGTCACAGAGCATCGCGATGAACTCGGAGGCAAAAAGACAAAGACGCTCAACTTCGGGGAGACTGGCTTCCGGAAAAGTACTTCGGTTGTAATACCAAAAGACAAAGGGCTTGTTGCGGAAATTATCCGTCGCTTGAGGGTAAAAAAGCTTACGGATTGTATTATCACAGAGGAGAAGGTGAATAAAGATGCTCTTCGGCAACATGGGGAGGATGTCGTCATTGCCGTCGGTGCACGCTGGAAGCAGGAAGATGCCTTTTGGTATGAGGCCAGTCAAGAAAAACTTGAGGCTCAGCGATAAAGGAGAGCCATGGAAAAATTACCAGACAAAATAAAACGCATTGATGTAATGCGGATCGAATATGGGAAAAGAAAGTTGTGTGAATGTCACAATCCTCATTATGAAATTGACTATAGAAATAGGCTTGTAACATGTGAGGACTGCGGAGCGGTAATTGAGCCATTTGAAGCCTTATACGAAATTGCAAAGCATTATGAGCGGCTGGAAAATCAAGTACAATCTTTACTGGAACAACGGCAAGAGATTGCAAATTATAAGCCTCACATGGTTGTTATCAAAGACCTTGAGAAAATGTACCGTGGTGATAACTATAGCATGGTTCCGGTTTGTCCTAAATGTGGGGAGGCATTTGACTTGAAAGACTTGGTTTCATGGAAAAATCGAAAGTTTCTTAAACCAGAAAATTAAGTCTGGAGGGCGATATGAAAGGTAAAAAATGTTGGAAGTGCAGATATTGGACTAAGTATTTTAATTCCAATCAATATTTCTGTAAGCGTGGATATTGTAAAAATTAGTATTTTGAGGAGGTAACGATGAAAATAGCAAAATTCCAGGCTGTCCAATGTGATACACGATATGACCGTCCGATGAAAGTCGTATGTGGGGCTGATACGGTAGGCATAGCATGTGTTATTAGTTTGGATACGGATAACGAGCCAACGGTCGAATATCTTCTGCAAATGGCTAAAGAGATCGAAGCGTTGCCCCCAGTAGAGTATAAGTATTTCAAGAACGTAAAACCGATTCTTTAAGGATTTTGTATATTTTGAGGTAAAAGAGATGGTGAAAGTTATTAAGTATGGTCAAAAACGCCGGATATTATGTCAGACATGCGGGGCGTTGCTGGAGTTCAAGGAAGATGATCTGAAAACTGTTCAGACCGGTATGAATGAGTATGAGCAGCAGATTGAGTGTCCGGCCTGCGGTGAAACTGTAGTGGTAAGTTAAGATTTTCCGGGAGAACCTGGAGGAAAGGAATGTACATGGGAAAATTAAAGGAAGCAGCAAAAAAGTATATTCAATGGCATGACGAAGATAATGCTGTGGCGTTGCTTGAGGCCGTAGAAGAAGCTGAAAACAGTTTACGGCAGATCACGAAGACAGAATCCCCAGAGCACCAGAGAAAGGCTGAACCGACAGCAGATGCCAAGAAAATTCTGATCGAGTACGAGGACGGCACCATAAGGACATTAAGCAAAGGGGTAGCGGCAGAATTCGATCACAACGAAATGAACGTGGAAATGATTGAGGTATCACCTCTGGACATGGTGCGTATTGCTTACGGTATGCTGGTGACTGTAGACAAAATAGGAATGACACCGTTATTACAGGCATTTGTCAACGGTGAACTTCTCCCGGATGAAATTTAAAAAGAGGTGATACATATGGGAAGTCCAAATAAAAGTTCTGTCCACTCTTCTATCCGTATGATATGGGCGATTGCAAAAAGCCCGGAGCTTTCTCTTGATGAGACCGACCTCTACGCTCTCATAGAAAGGGAAACGGGTAAGAGTCACATGAGAGAACTTTCTCAAGGGCAGATCAACAAAATATGCCGTATACTTCAACAAATGAAGGATCAAGTCAAGGGATCGGCTACGAAACCGAGGAAAAGGACAGACGAGGGGGGCAATCCGCAGACGGTCGCGCAGCGGCGCAAAATCTATAAGCTTACGGAGGAGCTCGGATGGAATGACAATCCGGCCCGGCTCAACGGGTTCATTTTAAAGATGTTCAGGGTCAGCCGGATTGAATGGCTCACGGTTGCACAGTGCTACCGATTAATCGAAGCCCTGAAGAAGATACTCGAACGCGAACAGGAAAAGGAGGTAGACAGTGACGACAAAAAGGAAACGGCTTACTCAGCGGGAGAAAGATGAGAACCTCCGGTTTAAAAAAGA